GGGTTTGCACTGCCTAGCAGAACATTAGTTTACGATATCATTACAAAGCGCTGGCATGAAAGGAAGTCTGTCATTGAAGGTGATCTTGGAGGCTACCGTGTTACTGCTTTGGTAAGAGCCTATAACAAGATATGGGCAGGCGATTTAGTAGACGGCAGGATAGGAAACTTAGATCCTGATTTTTACACAGAGTACGGCACAGAGATTAGGCGCTCTATAGTGACTCAGCCTTTCCAGAACAACATGGAATCGTTTGTAGTTCCTGAGATAGAACTTACTGTTGAAAGCGGTGTTGGTAATGCCGCTGCTCCTGATCCTCAAATTGGCATGGCTCGTAGTCGGAACGCTAAGACTTGGAGTGACACTCGCTTCCGTAGCATTGGCAAGGTTGGTGAGTATAACCATAGACCTATTTGGCGCAGAAATGGCAGAGCAGCCAGATTTGAATTATTCAGGTTTACAATGAGCGATCCTGTAAAGCCTGTGATTATACAAATGACTGCTGACATAGAAGGTGTTCAGTGAGCTATAAATTAAATGTTGCGCAACCGATAATAGAACCTAATGGAACTATGAGTCAGGCGTTTAGACAGTTTACGCAAGAGGCTACCTTAAGCATTCCGATAGTTGGAGTCGGAAGTCCTGAAGGTGTTATAGAGGCTGTACAGTATAGTCTTTACTTAGACAGCGCAGGCTCTGCTGGAGCTATACAATACAGGAAAATGCTTCCTAGTATTGGTGGCGACAGAAAACAAGGCTGGATTCTTGTTTGATTACCAGAACAGTAGACGCTGAGTTTATAAGATCATTCGTTACCGGATCTGATGTGTTTGATGAGATTAGCGAGGATGACTTCTCACGAGATGAGTGGTATCCAGATATGCACTCAGGCTGGTTTCTTCATACGGAAGATAGTGAGGTTTGTGGACTCTGGATGGCTGAGATGCGCAACGGCATCACCATAGAAATTCATCCAATGATCTTAAAAGAGTTCAGAGGAAAGAAAGCGTACAAAGGCGCTAAAGAATTTTTTACTTGGATAACAAAGAACACCAAGTATGAAAAGGTAAACGCAGAGATCGCCACTTGCTTTCCTAATGCCAAGATGTTTGCGGTACAATGCGGCATGAAGCTAGAAGGCACAATCAGGCGGTCTTTTAAAAAGAACGGCGAGATACATGACCAATGGTTACTAGGCATCACTAGAGAAGAACTAGAGGCGAGATATGAGTAAGTTAGTCAAAACACTATTCGGCGGCGAGTCTGATGAAGGCATTGAACGCCAAGAGAAAAGTAATCAACTTTTACGAGACTTCCTTGCTCGTCAAGAGTCTATGGCTAGAGCTGATATCCGAAAAGCTATGCCAAGCCAATATGGTGCTTTTACAGCAGGTCAGCAAGCTGGCTTAGATGTTTACGGTCAATCCATGCCTCAACAAGCTAATGCCTTTGTTGGCGGCAACGTGGCAGCTCAAGGAACATTGTTATCTGGGATGCCTATGTATGAGCAGGCAATAAGAGGCAGTGATGTTAATTACGCAGCTTTGCAACCATATCAAGGCAGTTACGATATGGCCTTTACTCAGCAGCAGTTACCTGATGCGGTAGCTAATCCTGCGTATTTAGCTGAAGCAACGACAATAGATCCAGTAATGCAGCACTTAACTCCAGAGTACCGTAACCAACAGGCACAAATGATGCAAATGGGTAATGGAACTACAATGAATCCAACGGCTAACTCATTGGCTGGCATGGGTATGGACGAAGCTGTTTTAGCTGAATTGCAAGCAATGGGGCGATTATAATGGCTAGACAAGATAGAGAAGAAGATTACACAGAAGGTCTTGGCGGCATAAGTATACCTAGCGCTGAAGAAATAGTCGTTCAGTTTGTTCAAGCTAATCCAAATGCTGATCACAACCAAATAGCGACATTGATCCAACAAACTGGTGCTGACCTTAACTCAGTTGCTGATACTTTAGGCGTGCCAAGGAATGTCGCTAACGAAGCTTTTAACGCAGCAATTAGCCAACAGACTCCTGTTCAGACAGCGGCTAATGAGGCTCAGGCTCAGGTTGTTCAGGCGGCTCAGCAAGCCGTTGTTGAAGAACTATCAGGTTTAGACAAGGTAGCTGATTTTATCGCTTCAGGAAAAGCAAAAACCGATCAAGAAATTTACCGTGAAATGGTAAAAAATGATGTTCCACTGGAGGAAATAGCAGCTCGCATCAATTATCCAATAGATGAAGCTACTGTTCGATTTACTCGCGCTCAAGAACTGGCTCAGATCGAAGACATTGTTGCTGGCGGCTTAGAGCAAGCAAAAAAAGATTTTCCTAACGGAATTCCAGATAATCTTATTAAACGCTACGCCATAGAGACTAATCAATCTCCTGCCCAGATAGCGACAAACATGGATAACTTTGGCATTTCCGTAGATGACTACGCAAGAGCCACTGGCAGGCCGTTGGCAGAAGTACAGGCGATGTACAACTCCGGTAAAGGCATTACCGAAGTAGTAGGAGACACAGGAAACATAGTTGCAGGAAACGAAGTGGCTGGTGGAACTGGAGCAGGAGTTAGCTCTGGAACAAACTCTGTGGCTTCATCAACGGCTGTAGGAGGACGCGCAGGAGCAGGCGGTCAAACTGGCTTAGCTGGATCGGAAAGAGCGTTGGCAGGCGGTGTTACGGCTGCTGCACAAGCTATTGAGTCAGGAGCAGGACAAGCTAGAGCAGATCTTCTTGGCGGCACTCAGATTGCTCGTCAGGACTTAACTCAAGGCGCTCAAGAAGCTGGCGGTTTAATTCAGTCAGGCACTGGATTGGGACTAGAGGCTCTTGGCACAGGTCTTGGTGCTGCAAGGCGCGATATTTTGGGAGGCGCACAAGCTGGACTTGGCGCGTTGTACCAAGGTCTTGGCGGTGCTAGGACTGATCTTCAGGCCGCTCAACAAGCAGCTAATCAACAATACGGAGCAGGTCTTGGAGACATCACGGCGGCTCGTGATCTCGCGTCTCAGCAAGTTGGTCAAGCCTTTGGTCAAGCTGGTCAGATGTTTGATCCGTATCGTCAGGCAGGCACTGCGGCGCTACAACAGCAAGCCGCATTGTCAGGCGCGTTAGGCCAAGAGGCATTTAATGAAGCTTTCCAAAACAGTCCGCAACAACAGTTTTTGCGCGAGCAAGGTGAAAGAGCGGCTTTACGCACAGCGGCAGCTAGAGGCGGTTTAAGTGGCGGCAACGTCATGAAAGAACTTTCAAGGTTCAACACTGGCCTAGCTTCTCAAGACTTACAGAACCAAATAGCTAATCTTCAGCAACTAGGATCGCAAGGTCTTGGCGCTAGTGGTAGTGCTGCTCAGTTTGCCGCTCAAGGCGGCGCTGCTCAGGCAGACTTACAGACTCAGGCTGCTCAGCAACTAGCTGCACTGCGTGGTCAAATAGGACAGTCTCAGTTAGGTACAGGCCAACAGCTTGCAGGACTAGGCACACTGGCAGGACAGCAAGGACTTAGTACATTAACAGGTGCAGGCCAGCAGCTAGGAAATCTTGGCGTTACTGGCGGCACTTTGGGAATGCAGGCTCTCACAGGTGCAGGTTCTCAGTTGGCTGACATAGCCAGTGGCAGAGCTTTAGCGCAGTCTCAGTTAGCTTCTCAAGCAGGCCGTGGCCTTGGTGATATAAGCATGACCGGAGGAATGACTGTTGCTGATTACCTCTATGGAACTGGCGGCGCACTGTCTCAAAACAGAATGCAAGCAGGCCGTGATATTGCCAACAACATAACCAACCAGATAAATGCTTTGGCTCAGTACCAAGGTGACCAAGGTGTTGGTATGGCTGATCTGATCGGTCAGCAAGCAAATATACTAGCTGGCATCCAAGGCGGCGCAGGTTCTGGAATGTCTAACATGATTGGCGGCACTGCTGGTCAGCTTGCCGGAGTAGCTACAGGAACTGGTACTGCTTACAATCCAACTGGAGTTGGAGGCACAAGTCAAGTTTCTGGAATATTGAATAGAGCGGCTGGAGATGAAGGTAACTTGGCTGGCTCTGCTCTGGGTAATATTCCTATTCTTACTTGATAATAATTTATAGGTACAAAAATGGCTGAAATGACTGAAAAAGAAAGGCTTGATGAAGAAAGATTTCAAGCAATGATGGCTGGTCTTCCTGAAAGAAACCAACAGCCGACTATGCGACAGCCTTCAATAAGTTCTGGAATGAATCAGGCTTTTAATGTTCCGACTCCAAAACGAACAATTAAAGATAGATTGCAGGACTATGGCGCTGCTGTTTCTTCTGACATGACAGGAAAACAAGTAGTCTCTCCATATCAGCGTAGGCAGCAACAACTTCTTCAAGGCACTATTCAGGACGCGCAAAATATCCAGCAGTCAATTCAAAATGAAGATTTTCCAAAGGCAATAGATGTTCTTGTTGATCGCATGAATGTTCTTGAGAAGCTAGGAGAAGATACCTCAGACACAAAGATGCTTAGAGATGCTCTTATAAGCGGCAGGCCAGATATAGTTATGGGAGAGCTAAACACTTTCCTTAGCTCATTACCTAAGCAAGCAATTGATCCGAAGATGATTACAAGTCAAGGTCAAATGGTTACTCAAAGTCTTGGAGGAACTCCAACAGCTCAGACTGTTTCTGGATTTATTCCTGAAGAGCCTGACAAGCCAGCAACTCTTAGAGCGCTGGAAGAAAGAGCTAGACTAGCTGGTATTCCAGAAGGAACCGAGCAATACAGAAGATTTATGGAGTTTGGCGGCGGCAGCTATCAAGAAACAGCTAAACTCGGAGTCAAGTATAGGAATGGAACTATAATAAACTATCCAGCTTTCGGCGATCCGATTGTATATGAAAACGGTGTTAAGATTACAGATCCAACAGAAATAGAACGCGCTATAAAAGCAGGAATTGACTCTGGAATTTTAGAAGCTGGAGGAATAGCGGGCGCTCAAGCGTTAGCTAAAGGACAGGAAGAGCGATCTCAGGATGTCATAAATAGAGGTAGAGAAGCAGCAGAAAGCACAGCATTGCTCAGAAGGTCTATCTCTTTGTTAGACAGCATCGCAACAGGAGGTTTAGCTGCAGCTAAATTAGCTGCAACAGATTTTCTCGGTGTTACAGGCGCTGATGAAGGGGAGCTTTCTGCTAATTTGGGTAGAGCGGTGTTATCACAGCTTAGAGAAACTTTTGGTGCTGCATTTACCGAAAGAGAAGGCGCTAGATTAGATAGGCTATCTGCTAGGTTTGGCAGAAGCACGGCATCAAATAAAAGAATACTTGAACAGGCTTTGATGATAGCTGAAGAAAGCGCTAAAAGAGCGATAGCAAGAGCTTATGATGATAATGATGAAGAAACAGCAATTGAAATAGAAGATATGTTGCTTTTTGAAGTTGTTCCACAGAGACAAAGAATTAGAGTTAATGCTAACGGCGATATCATAGAATAATAGGAACATAAAGAATGGAACCCATAGAGGTAGAACTTCCAGACGGAACAATTTTAGAAGTGCCTGCTGGCTCTACTCCAGAGTTTATCAAGGCGCAGGTTCAAAGGTTTATGTCTGGAGGTGCGCCTACAGCAACTACTGAGCCTGCAAGAAAAGATGGTTTTTTAGAAAAAACTGGAGATTACCTTGGCGAGCTTACAGGAGGCGCATTAAGAGGAACAGCTTCTTTTGCTGACTTAGCTTTATCTCCTGTTATAGCGGCTGAAAGACAAATTAGGCCATATGCTCAAGCAATGCTTGGTCAAAGAGAAATGCCAGATTCTCCTCAAGCTGCATATAGACAGACTCGTCCATTTTCTTTTGAAGAACAAATCCCAGAAAGAGGTGCTTTTGCTGGTGACAGCAGAATGACTGATGTTGTTGCTGGAACGGGAGAAGTTTTGTCTACTGCCGTGCCAATAGCACAAGGAATGCGCTTTGCTCAACAAGCAATTCCTAAAGCCATTCCTACTGGTAGACAGGTTATAGAAACAACAAAACGAATAGGCAGAGAATTACTAGAAACAACTCCTAAACAAGAAGCAGGTTTTGGTGCGGCGGCTGTTGCAGGTGGCGAAATAGCACAAGAAATAGGTGGAGAAGATGCTGACATAGTAGGTCAGATTCTTGCACCTCTAACCGCTACTGGAATTAAAAGTGGCGCAGTTAGGTTGTTTGATAAGTTATTCACAAACCCAAGGTCTGTTGAGCAGTTAGCTTTAAGCCTTAACTCTATTCAAAATGAGGCAGCAGCAGATTTACTATCAGAGGCGCTTACTAGAGAAGGAATGACTGTAGATGAGGCTATATCAAAGTTAGACCAACTTGGCCCTAATGCTATTCCTGCCGATATCGCACAATCATTTAGACGATTATTGAGAGCTGCTGGGAACATGAATCCTAATCTGCAAGGACGCACAGCACGAGACTTGGCAGCTAGGAACGTAGGACAAGCAGAAAGAGTTGCTGCTGATGTTGACTTAGGCTTGGAATCTCCTGATATGACAGTAGATCAAGCAATAGCAGGACTTAGAGAAGCAACTGCGCCAGCCATTGAGCAAATGTATGCAGAAGCTGGCGCTACGCCTTTTAGCTTTAGTGGAAGGCTTAAGGCTTTAATGGAAGGAGATAATTCATTAGGCGAAGCTCGACAAGCCGCTGAGAGAAGATTATCTGATAGGCGAGCTTTAGGAGATGAAATTACACACTTTGATGTTATCAATGAAACAAAGCAAGTGCTTGATGATCAGATTGGAGTAGCTTTAAGGCAAGGCGAAAATAACAAAGCAAGACAATTAACTAGATTAAAGAATGAAATGATCAAAGAGGCTGATGCTCAAATCCCAAGGTATGCAGAAGCGAGAGCAACTTTTGCTGGCGAAAGAGCGTTAGAATCAGCGGCAGAACAAGGCGAATTATTTCTAAAAGCAAACCGTAGACAAGTAATAGATACTGTAGAAAACATGACTCCTGCTGAAATGCAGATGTATCGCTTAGGCGCTCGTCAGGCAATTATGGATAAAATAGACGTTACGACTATAAGCGCAGATTTAATGAAAAGAATGTTTGGGCGTAATGGCGATGTAGTAAAATTGCGAGCAGTATTTCCAGATGAACAACAGTTTCAAAATTTTATGCGAGCCATGAAGCGTGAAGCTGAGTTTATTTTAACTAGAAGGACGGCTTTAGAAAATTCTACAACTGTTCAGCAAGCACAAGATATAGGTAGTTTTAGGCAAGCGCTTGGAAGAATTACGGCGTTGTTTGGCAACCCAGTACAAGCAAGTTCTGAATTAGCAAATATATTTGATGGATTAGGACAACAAAAAAACAGCAGAGCGTTTGCTGAGGCACTTCAAAGTGCTGGTGACATTCTATTAACTTCTGGAATGAATCCAAGAAAAGTTAGAGAGATACTTGAAAAAGGTAATACGCGAAGGCTTAGGCAAGAACTTCAAGATAATCTGATGCTAAACCCATCCAGAGCAACTAGATTAGGATCGCAGGTAACTCGTTCTGCAACTATGGCACAGCTAACAGGTGAAGAATAATGGCTAGATTCGGTGAAATTAACGCACAATACTTTGATGACGCTGGCGCTCCATTAGGCAGCGGCAAGCTGTATTTCTATGAGTCTGGAACTACCACTCTTAAAAATACCTACGCTGATATTAACTTAACTATTGCTAATACCAATCCTGTCATCCTTACTGCCGCAGGCCGTCAGCCTAACATCTTTTTTAACGGTAATGCCAAAGGCATACTAACTGACAAAAATGACGTACAGATCCTTGTCAGAGATCCTATCGGTGAGACAGGAACTAACTTCGGTGATGCTTGGGTAGCCACTACAATATATTCAGCAAACTCAGTGGTTATAGGTAGTGATGGCGTTTATTACAGGTCACTAGCTAACGGCAACCAAAACAACAATCCTACTACTACGTCTGGATTCTGGACGCTCCTCTACTCAGTAGAGTGGAACGCTGGCACAACTTACCAAGAAGGCGCTGTTGTTACTTATGATGGAGAGCAGTATCAGTCTCTGCAAAATTCTAATTTAAATCAAAACCCATCTACAGCAACAAGCTACTGGGTGCTTTTTAGCTTTGCTTGGATCTCAACCGCAACTTACGCAGATAACCAAAATGCAGTAGGTACAGACGGCGTCCTGTACACTTCTCAACAGGCTGCAAACACAGGCAACGATCCTACTGATCCTGCTAACCGTCCTACTTACTGGGTGGGAACATCTGCGGATGCAGCAGCCAGTGCAGCAGCAGCAGCGGCAAGCGAAACGGCAGCAGCGGCTAGTGAGGCAGCGGCGGCGACTTCAGAGTCTAATGCGGCTACTTCGGCCACTAACTCGGCCAACAGTGCCACGGCCAGCGCCTCATCGGCCAGCGATTCATCGAATAGCGCTACTTCATCGGCCTCATCGGCCACGGCAAGTGCGGCCAGCGCCAGCGCTGCGGCTACGAGCGAGTCCAATGCCGCCACGAGTGAGTCTAATGCGGCCACAAGCGCCTCTAATAGCGCCTCTAGCGCCACAGCGAGCGCGGCCAGTGCATCAGCGGCTTCTGCTTCAGAGTCGGCAGCGGCGGCCTCGGAGGCGGCAGCAGCGACATCGGAGTCCAATGCGGCTGCATCAGCCAGCTCATCTGCGTCAAGTGCCACTTCATCAGCCTCTTCGGCCACGGCTAGTGCTTCATCGGCTACTGATAGTGCTAACAGTGCCACTTCATCTGCCGGATCAGCCACAGCAGCGGCAGGAAGTGCAACAGCGGCAGCAGGATCAGCCACGGCAGCAGCAGGCTCAGCTACCTCAGCGGCTACTTCAGCAACTGACGCAGCGGCATCGCTAGATGAATTTACTGACCTATACCTTGGCGCAAAATCTTCAGCGCCTACAGTAGACAATGATGGCAATCCTCTTCAAACAGGTGCGTTATATTTCAACACTGTATCCAACACGATGTTCGTATACACAGGCTCATCGTGGGTAGCAGCAGGCTCAGCGGTAAACGGCACGGCAGAACGTCAGGAATACACAGCGACTTCAGGCCAGACCAACTTCTCAGCAACCTACGATGTTGGCTTTGTTGATGTTTACCTGAACGGCTCTAAGCTTATTCCTACTACTGACTTCACAGCTACAGACGGCGCTACGATTGTATTAACTACCGGAGCTACCACAGGCGATAACGTCTCTATCATTGCCTACGGTGCGTTCAATGTAGCTGATACTTACACTCAGGCTCAAGCAGATGCGAAGTTTGCCCAAGTAGCAAACAACCTGTCTGATCTTGCTAGTGCAGCCACAGCCAGAACAAACCTTGGCTTAGTTATCGGGACAGACGTAGAGGCGTTTGACACAACTATCCTAAAGTCAGCAGACATTGGTGTAACTGTTCAAGGCTATGACGCTAACACTACTACGTCTACCAACACGCAAACTCTTACGAACAAGACCATCAGGGACACTGTATACGCTCTGTCAGGCACAGCATTTGACGCTACTAACGGTGCAGTACAGACCAAGACTCTCTCGGCTAACACTACCTTCACAGACTCACTAAGCTCTGGTGACGCAATCGTACTACAGCTCGAAGCAGGTGCTAGTTACACAGTAACGTGGCCTACAATGACTTGGGTGACTTCTGGTGGCAATGTCGCTCCTACGCTGACTGCGAAGGACACACTGGTGTTTTGGAAAGTCTCCTCCGTACTCTACGGTGCATACACTGGCAGCTACGTTTAGGAGTAACGCATGAGCAAATTAGCCAAGGCGCTAACAGCAGCGGCAGGTAATGCAGGTGAGTCTCTGTACGTTGAGGATGTATTCTCGACTTATTTGTACACTGGTAATAGTGCTAACCAGAATATTGTTAACGGTATAGACCTTGCAGGTGAAGGAGGAATGGTTTGGACAAAAAGGCGAGATAATTCTCAACTGCATGGTTTGTTTGACACAGAAAGAGGCGTTTTAAAATATATAAGCTCAGATCGTACCGATGCTGAAACTACTGCTGCTAACACGCTTAAAGCATTTAACTCTGACGGCTTTCAGCTTGGAGGTCAAAGTTACCCTGTTTCAAATTCAAATGGAGACAAAGGAGTTTCTTGGACATTCCGCAAGGCTGAGAAGTTCTTTGATGTTGTGACTTATACAGGGAATGGCTCTACGCAAAACATTGCCCACAACCTTGGCTCTGTACCTGCTGTAATTATAGTTAAAGGTACGACTACTAATAATTCTTGGTGTGTTTATAGTTCAGCGTTGGGAAATACTAAGACATTATTCTTGGATTTAACAAGTGCTGAAACAACCAACGCTTCTATATGGAACTCTACAACTCCTACTGACTCTGTTTTTTCTGTAGGAAATGTAAATAATGTTAATGAATCGGGTCAATCTTTTGTAGCCTACCTATTCGCCTCAGACGCAGGAGGCTTTGGAGACGATGGCAGCGAGAGTATTATTAAGTGTGGGAGTTTTACAACTGATGGTAGTGGCCTGTTTTCAGTAACGCTTGGTTTTGAACCTCAATGGATTTTGGTAAAAAGAACATCTGGTACAGGCAATTGGTTTCTTGTTGATGCAATGCGCGGATTAACCGCGGCTGGAATTGATGACGCTTTGTTATTACCAAATTCATCCTCAGCAGAAATTGATTCAAATTGGTTTGATGTAACGGCTACTGGTTTTAATTCAACAAGCAGCAATCCAGATTACAACTCCGACTACATCTACATAGCCATACGCCGCCCAATGAAAACTCCTGAGTCTGGGACTGAGGTTTACGGCGCTAGTCAAGATAGCACTCCGACTTTTTCATTTCCTCCTGATTTAGGAATAATCTTTGATGCGGGAGGTGGAGCAACATACGGTAACAAATGGACAGACCGTTTACGTGGAAGTCAAAAAACGCTTCAAACATCTAGCACTGCTGCCGAAGTTACGGAGAGTTCAGCAAATACTTGGTATACATTTAACTCAGATGGAACGCAAAATAATTTTGGAAACTCATGGGGCGGCCCGCAATTCACTATTCAAGGCTTTAAACGCGCCACAGGCTTTTTTGATGTGGTGGCTTATACTGGTACTGGCGTTGCAAGGACGGTGAATCACAACTTGGGCGTAGTGCCTGAGTTAATGATACTTAAAGTAAGAAACAGAGCGGGAAGCAGTTGGGTTGGCTATCATAAAGATTTAGGAAATGAAGGTGGATTTAGCCTTACTAATTTTGCTGCTTTTTCAGGAGTGACTAGTGCTTGGAACTCTACAACGCCAACTAGCAGTGTTTTCACTGTAGGAACAGGCAGCAATTACAACGGAAACACAGATAATTTAATAGCCTACCTCTTCGCCACACTAGCAGGAGTAAGCAAAGTAGGCAGCTACACAGGCACAGGCAGTAACGTAGACGTAGACTGTGGCTTTAGCGCAGGTGCTAGATTTATCCTGATTAAGCGTACAGACTCTACTGGCGATTGGTACGTCTACGACAGCGTAAGAGGTATTGTTGCAGGTAACGATCCTTATCTGTTACTAAACTCCACAGCCGCAGAAGTTACATCTACGGACTACATTGATCCATTAGCAAGTGGCTTTACAGTAACATCATCTGCTCCTGCTGCGCTTAACGCTAGTGGCGGCACTTATATCTTCTTAGCAATAGCATAGGTGAATCATGGAATATCGTATTCAATCAACTGGCGAGCTAAAGACTCAAGGCGAAGTCAGAAGAATGCACAGCAACACATCACTGCCACGAGTGTGGGACGCTAACGTCTGCTCAGCTCTTGGCATAGACCCTGTACTCGAAGCGCCTAAGCCAGAAGTCACAGGCTACACACAGGCCATTCGTAACGGTGCTACACAGGACGCTAACGGCAACTGGGT